GGTGCAACCCACGGATTCATCTTTTCTTTGATATCTCCCGGTAAGAAACCAATATCTTCGTTTGATACCGTCGGTCTTGTGATGATGATTCTCTCAACTTCACGATAGAAGAGATATTCTAATGCAATTTGTGTTGCTAGAAGTGTCTTACCTGAACCAGCTTTTCCTGTTAAAACAGAGATGGTATCTTTTAGGATGTGTGATTTAACTTCCTTTTGTTCGCCGTTCAAAGATAAATTGAACTGTATCTTATTTTTGATTTGTTTCCGCCCTTTCTTTATGCCTGAAACTTCTATACCTGAAACTTCTTCTTCTGAAACGTATTCTTCTGAATGTTCATTCATTCTCATAAACAACTCCTACAATAATTTAGAAAGGGTTTCTCCTATTACTTTACCGTCTTGTTTGAGTTCCACATAAGAGTTTTCTATGTTTTTAACTTTATGTGTCCACTCAAAACCAACCATACCGACTAAATCTGCACCACGGGATATTGGATATACAACCGCGGTTTTCGTTCCTCTTTGAGCAAAAAAGGCACGAGTCAAAATATCATCTATATCATCTATTATTGGAAATATACCACGTTCGTTTTGAACAATATCAACTAATCCCGAATAAAGAGTCATCGGAAGATTTTGATATTCCTTGAACTCCGTTGAAACTCCTTCTTCAAGAGCTTCAAATGTTGTGGATAATTTGGTCATTGATTTACCTGTTCCGTATTTACCGCCGTTATGACGTTGAAGGATAAA